AACTGAGGTTGCTCCAGTAACTGAGGTTGCTCCAGTAACTGAGGTTGCTCCAGTAGAAACTCCAGAAGCAGTAGACCCTGTTGAGGAAGCTATTAAAGAGGTTGTTGGCGATAAAGACGGTGTAGACACAAGCAATAATGGAGATACAGACGATACAGATGATAAAGATGATACAGACGATACAGATGATAAAGATGATAAAGAAAACGGCGACAATAGTAATGGTGACAATGATGACGGCAACGATAATGACGGCGATGGCGGTGACGGTGGCGACGGTGGGAATAATGGCGACGGCGGTTTAGGCGGTACAGGTATGTTTGGTAGTGGAGGGAGTTCTCCTACTGATATTTTACAATCTAGCTTTAAGCCTTTAGAGTACAACACAGAACTTTTAAACAGAGTTAGCTTATTTGATTTTATAGACTACAATCCTCTTAGGAACTTGAAATGACATATTTAGAATTAGTAAACGGAGTCCTAAGAAGACTCAGAGAAGATCAAGTAGGTTCCGTTAATCAAAACCCTTATTCAGCTCTTATCGGTGATCTTATTAATGACGCTAAAAGAACTGTTGAAGACGCTTGGGATTGGTCTGCATTGCGAACTACTTTAACTATCTCCACAACGGAAGACATCTTTAACTACGTGCTTACAGGCAGTGGTAATAGGATTAAGATTATTGACGTTATTAATGATACGTCCAACTGGTTTATGACTTACAAAGGCACACACTGGATGGACAATGCCTTCTTAAACGAGACACCCCCTAAGTCAAGCCCTACGTTCTACAACTTTAATGGTGTGGACACTAACGGAGACACTCAGGTTGATCTTTATCCTATTCCTAACGCCGCTTACACTATCCGAGTAAACTGCGTACAGCGTAACCCTGACTTAGCTGCTGACGGTGACAAGCTTCAAATACCTCACATGCCTGTACTACACTTGGCATTGGCTTTGGCTTCCAGAGAGCGTGGGGAAACTGGCGGTAGATCCGCAGGGGAAATGTTAGCATTTGCTCAGAACTATATGTCCGATGCTATTGCTCTGGACGCATACAAGCACCCAGAAGAAACTATCTACAGGGCGGTCTAAGCAATGGCTCAGGACAGACAGAATATAACGATTGCAGCCCCTGCGTTTAGAGGTCTAAACACACAGGACTCTCCGCTTAGTTTGGACGCTTCCTACGCATCCATAGCGGATAACTGTATTATTGACCAGTACGGGCGTATAGGCTCTCGTAAAGGGTTTACAGCCCTTACTTCAAGCACAACCCCTATAGACGGCAGTAATGGCATTGAAGTTATTAAAGAGTACATTAACCCAACGGGAACTAATGTAGTCTTATCTGCGGGTAACAATAAGATATTCACAGGCACTACTACACTTACTGATGCAACCCCAGCAGCTTATACAATTTCAGCTAATAACTGGAAGATGGTAAACTTTAATGACCACTTGTTTATGTTTCAACTTGGGTATGAGCCTTTAGTTTACTCAGCGCACACAGGCACTGTACAAACAATGTCTTCACATACTCATGCCACTGGTACACCACCACAGGCTAATGAGGCATTAGCAGCCTTTGGTAGACTCTGGGTAGCTGACTTTTCAGCGGATAAGTCTACACTTTACTGGTCTGATCTGTTAGACGGAACTGCATGGTCTGGAGGTTCTACAGGATCCATTGACATCTCTAAGGTATGGCCCAATGGGATGGATGAGATTGTTGCTTTAACAGCTCACAACGGTTTCTTGATTATCTTTGGTAAAAACTCCATTGTTGTCTATCAAGGAGCTACTGATCCTTCCACGATGTCTTTAGTGGACACAGTTGCAAATGTAGGCTGCATAGGTAGAGATACTGTACAACCTACAGGTACTGACTTAATCTTTATGTCCAGTGAAGGCTTACGCAGCTTTGGTAGGACTATTCAAGAAAAGTCAATGCCTGTTAGGGACATTAGCAAGAATGTTCGTAATGATTTATTAAAGATTAATGCTTCACAGGTTAATAGTCCCTTACGCTCCATATACAGCCCAGAGGAAGCGTTTTACTTACTGTCCTTTAGCGACTCTAAGTACGTCTACTGCTTTGATATGAGAACTCCTTTAGACGATGGGGCGCACAGGGTTACTACATGGTCAGACACAACCCTAAGAGCCTTTGACAGAACTCAGGACGGTTTGCTGTACGTAGGTAACACCAACGGTATTGCTACTTACAGTAACTATCAAGACTATGGTTTGTCCTACGACATGAGCTACTTTAGTAACCCTCTTTCCTTTGGGGACAGCTCTCGTCTTAAAATCCTTAAAGAAATTATCATTACGTTTATTGGTGGTCAGGGAGCACAGGCGGTTGTAAACTGGGGTTATGATTACAGTCAAGCCTACACTAAACAGATTGTTGAGATTAACTCTGGTAGTAAGACTGCGTACTACAATGAAAGTGAATATAATGTGTCTACTTCAGAGTACAGTGCTTCAATCATTGTGGACAGACCTAAGACTAAAACAACGGGTTCAGGAACGGTAGTAACCATAGGTATGGACGCTACTATTAATCAAAATGCGTTATCTTTGCAAGAACTTAATATTCAAGCTTTAATAGGTAGGATGATCTAATGAGCAATTACACAAAGACTACAAACTTTACAGCCAAAGATACTCTTCCTACAGGAAATGCAGCGAAGATTATTAAGGGTACTGACTTTGACACTGAGTTTGATGCGTTAGTTACAGCGGTGGCATCAAAGGCTAACTCAGCAAGCCCAACATTTACAGGTACAGTTACGATACCAACGCTTACTGTAAGTGGTACGTTAACTGCGGGAACAATTACTGGAGGTACATACTAATGGCTCTTATTGATGATTTGTTAGGGCTAGGCTTTGATGTAACAGCCGCCACTAAAATGATGGACTCTATTAAAGAGTTTGGCACAGGGGCGGAAACAAGAGCAGGAGAGATCGGTACTGAAGCTTATGACGCTATGCAGTTTAAACCCTTTACTGTTACTTCAGGAGTAGGTAGCACAACTGCTGATGCTACAGGTGGCTTTACAACAAGTTTGTCTCCTGAGCAACAAGCTCTTCAAGACACTTTGTTTGGTGGTGCTGGGGGTTTAGCAGGGCAAGCCACAGCAGCTTATGACCCTATCTACGAGCAATTAGCTAATCAAGCCTACGGCGGTGTTGGCGGGTTAATGTCGCAAGCACAGCAAGCTGCTTTAGACGCTGGATCTATGGACAGAGGTGCTAGGGAAGAGCAAGTATACGGGCAGCTAAGAGCCTTACAGTCCCCTGAGGAAGAAAGACAGCGTTTAGCCTTAGAGAATCGTTTGGCCGCTCAGGGGCGCTTAGGTACGCGCACAGAGCAGTTTGGAGGTACTCCTGAGCAATTAGCAATGGCTAAGGCTCAGTCAGAGGCTCAGAACCAAGCATCCCTCATGGCTATGCAGCAGTCAGGAGCTGAACAACAGCAAGCACTACAGAGAGCCGCTGGTTTACAGGGTTTAACTTCAGGTATGTTTGGCATGGGTACGCAAGCTAGAATGACCCCCAGACAGATACAGGCTGCTGACTTGCAAAACTTAGGCGGTATGATGTCCGCTGGTTATGCTCCAGAATCACAGCTTTTAAATCAGTTGCAAGCGGGTACTAACATTGCTAACATAGCTGATACAGCGCGTAGACAAGCTGCTATGGAAAGAGCTGAGTCTAAGATGTCTGGTTTAAGTGCTAACTTAGAAGCTCAGAAGCTTAGAGGTGATATCTTTAAGCAAGCTATAGGTTCTGCTGGGAACATTATAGGTGGCGGTGTGAGCGGTGGCGGTTTGTTTAGTAGTCTGTTAGGTAAAATAGGCGGTTCTGGTGGAGATATACCTTTTGTACCCCCATGGTTAGAAGATTTACTAGGAATTTAAAATGGCTAAATTATCAGAAAGTTTATTTCAAAGCATTAGAGACTTTGGCAAGCAAGATCCTGCAGCCCCTGCCAGAAGGTTAGCTCAGGCTTCTCCGTACAAACAAATGGGAACCACAGACCCCTTAGCTCGTCGTGTAGGCAGTTTGTTTGGCAATTTAGGAGTAGACACAAGCTATATGCAGACGGGGCAAGAACGTGCAGATGCAGCCGTTGAGGGCATAGATGTGTCTAAACCTGAGGGCATTGCCAAAGCAATGATTGCTAGGGCGCAGTACATACAGGACCCTGCTGCACAACAAGCATTAATCTTAAAAGCTCAAGAAATCATGCAAGCAGAGCAAGAGAAACAAGCAGCTCAGGCAGCGGCTTTGCAGCAGACTCAACAAAAAGAAGTCTTTATCCGAACACTTATAGCACAAGCCAACGAAGCTAACCGTCCTGACATAGCTCAGATGTTAGCAGGGGCTGGCATAAACATTGATGATAAAATTCTACAGGAAACTGTTAAAGAGTTAAGAGAAGTTAGAACTAATCAGGTAGAAAAGGTTAATAGCCTTGCTGGTCGTAAGATACGATACACACAGGCAGGTTTACCTTTAGAGCAGTGGAATGACGCTACAATTAGGGGCATGTCTCCAGACAGCTTTAAAGAACTTATTTCTGGTAAAACTGAAAGAAGTAAAGCTAAAAATGACTTCTTTAAGACAGTAGACGGTACAACTGTTGCTTATAGGGTTAATGACTTTTCAGGTCAAGTTGAGAATCCTCAGTATGGTATTGATCCCGAAGCAAAGCAGTGGGTTAACGCCAGTGAGTTAGGTTTGCTCCCAGCACCTAAAGTAACTGTTAATGAAAACTTTGCAATGAACAAAGAAGTTAATGCTAAGATAGTAGAAATGGGTATGTCTAGTTTTGAACAACTTAATGAGCAAGCTGGTGATGCTCAAAGAGGTTTAATTACTAATCAAATAGCTTTGGATAATATTGATAAAGCATATTTAAATTTAGGAGCAGGGCAGGTTCTAGGCTTAGACCGTTTAGGTGAGTTTATTGCAACAGCTACTGGGCAAGAATATGACTCAACAAACATTGCGGCTACTGAAACTTTTGTGATTAGCAGAATTAAAGAAATGGCTACATTTATTAAAGCTCTCGGGTCTGGTACAGGCTTGTCGGACAAAGATGCTGAGTTAGCTTTACAAGCGGTTGCTGGAGATAAGTCTCTTAACAGGGAGACTATCAGGGGTGTTCTTGAAGAATTTATGGCTGCTCAACGGTTTGTTATTGAACAAAATGACAAAGCTATTAATATTCTAAGTCAAGATAAAAACCTTACTAGATCTGATTATTTAGAGTTAATTACTTTGTCAAGTGAAGGTAGACCTCCTTCCGCTAAACCAGCAGGTACTCAAGTTGGAAGATTTACTGTTAGAGAGGGGTAAGGGCTAATGCCAATATATACGGTTACTGATCCAAACACAAACAAAACTTTAACACTTGAAGGAGACTCTCCTCCTACGGAAGAAGAGCTTGAGGAAATCTTTGCTGGATATGCTTCCGCAGAGCCTACGGGTTATCAGGCCCCTACTTTTGCTGAAATAGGTTCTGGTCTTGTTGAAGACATTTCTGGAGCAGGAAGAACGCTTGCTTCAGGTGTTAGTGGCGCTATAGAAGACTACCAGCAAGATAAGCTACAGTTTTCAGAGTACCAAAGCCCAGCAGCTACTGCGGCTGTCTTAGGAGTTACTGAGGGTGTCTTACCCGCCGCTGGGGAAGCTGTTATTGGCGTAGGTAAAGCAGCCTTACAAGCTGCAACTCCTGCTTTTATAGAAGAACCCTTTGTTAATGGAGCTGTGGAAGCCTTTGGCGCTGCTGGTGATTTTATAATGAATAACGACTGGGTAGGCCCTGTGCTTAACATGGCTAAAGAATCTTTAGCAGACTATAGCAACTGGAAAAACTCTTCTGAGGAAAACCAAAGAAAAGCTAGAGTGTTAGAGACTACTATTGACGTTGCCAGTGTTATAGCTCCTGCTAGTAGAGCACAGTTTTTAACTGACGGCTGGGAAGACTCGGGTCGTAAGCTGGTTCTTGCTGGAGACAAACAAAAGTTTACTAATAAACAAGAGGCTGTTACAGACCTTTTACAGCCTAGAAACATGGGTAAAGGTTCTGGAAGAGTTACCGAAGAAGGCCCTTTGCGTACTAAAACGTACAACCCTACGGAGCAAGAACAGCAAACTATAAATTTAATCACAGGCCTTCCTGATATTAAACCTAACAGGTCTGCTACTTATAATATGAATGTTGTTCAGGATGAGATTGGTAAAGCAACTGACAGGCTTAATGACCGTATAGCAGCCAAAGGTAATCCTAAAGTAGACGCACAGCTTATACAACAAGAATTAGATCAAGACTTAAACAACCTTTTTAAATCTCCGTCTTTCTTTGGAAATAAAGCTGTAGTGTCTCATGCTAAAAGAATGCAGAATTTAGCTAACAAGTTAGTTCTTGACAGTGACGGTACTGCTTTAGGTCTTTTAAACGCCAGAAGAGAGCTAGATCGTGTGTTAAAAGCAAACTCTCCTGCTGTTTTTGACGCTGACTTTGAAAATGCTAAATCACAGGCTATGCGTATTATTAGAAATAAACTAAATGCTTCTGTGGCTGAGGCAGTCCCTGAAACAGATGTATTAAGACAACTTAAACGTCAGAACTTGATGTTTAACGCTTTGGACACTTTGACTGATAAGTCTAATGTTGAAGATTTAACGTCAGTGGCCAGAGCCATTACACGGTTAGAAAAGTTTACAGGACTTAATGCTCCTAGTTCTGTAGGTGGTTTAGCAGTAACGGCTGGTATAGGTACAACGGCTTTAGCTTATAGTGGTGCGTTACCTTATCTTGCGGGAGGTGCTGCTGTAGCAGGAAGCATGTACGCTTTAAGAGCTGCACAACGCTCTGGAACACTTAAACAAACATTAGGTGTTACTTTAACAGGTTTAAACAAAGCTATTAAAACCGCTGAAGGTGCTTTGTTAAAACAGCTAAAAGCAGACAGACTTGCAGTTATTGCTTACATGCAGGATGCTAGAGAAGAATCAGAAGAAAACGGGATGGGGGTTAAATAGTGGCTGATATGAATCTTAGGGGAAAAGACAGGTCTTCTACGGGTGGCGGGGCATCACGGTTTTTGTCTGTACTTGGAGAAGGTGCTGATGAAGTAGGGGCTACGTGGGAAGATTTCTATAACAGAACCACAGAAAACAACGCTTCCTTGATGGAAGGGGATATTAACGTTGGTCAACGAGTTTTAAGATCCACTGGAGATGTTATAGGTTTAGCGGGAGGTCTGTTTGGAAATGTTTTAGGTGTTGCAGGTGATTTAGTAACGCCTGATGAGTTTGGTGTAGAGGCGGCGTATCAGAAAAACATTGAAAAACCTCTGCAAGAAGCTATTATAGCTGCTGCTGATACTGACATTGGTAAAAAAGTAGTCAAGTTTGCTAAAGAAAACGACGAGTTTGTAACGGATTTAGGAGCTATTAGCAATGTAGCTCTTTTAACTCCTGTTGCTAAAATAGCTAACAGTACTTTTCGTAACACGCCTACACAAGTAGAGGGTTTTTATTCAGGAGATCCTTTAAAAATGATTGCTGGTTTAGGACTAGCAGTAGCTTCTGGGGCTAAAAACGCACTAAAAACTTCTTTTAACCCTAAAGCTTTAGATTTTCAAGATAAAACAGGACTTACTAAGGGGACTGTAGAGCAGGCTAAAAAAGCAGAAGCTCTTGTAAAAAGACGTTTACAGCTAGAAAAGAACCTTAAAAACGCTACTTCTGAGTATAAAGGAGCAGGATCTTATAGATACAGTATAGGAGAGGCGCGAAAAGAGCTTGAAGCTTTTGATGCAAAACATAAAGGCTTTGGGTCTTATACAGAGGGAGCATTAGCTTATGCTTATCTGTATGGGAAACAGGTAGGAGAAGAACCTTCTGAGTTTTTAAGAGAAAACTTTGAAAACTTAAACGTCTTAGGGGCTGAAATAGGCCCGTCAGCACAACAGTTTAACAACCTTGTGTTTAATAAGCCTAGACAACAAGCCACAGCAACCCCAGAAAACCCAGAACTTTCTTTGAAAAACCAAGACTATTTACAAAACAGGATTTACAGTACGTGGGAGATTCCAGACAATCAAAGAAGTAAAACTGCAATTGTTGTTAAAGATCCTGATAAGCAGCACAGCATGACGGATCAAGCTAGAATGCAACGAAGTGATGGCACAAGCCAGTTTTTTACAAACTTTAAGGACACGGGTATTGATTTAAAAACGGCTTCTCCTCAAGAAGTAGTAAGAGCTGCTGAAGGAAGAACATTAACCAGTATTGAAAAAGATCTAATACGCAGGGTAAATGCTGATGAAAAGCTTACTCAGAAACAAAGGAATGCTTCCGTAGACGCTATAAGAAAACTACAGTCTGAACCTAAGCTGGTATGGCATCCTGAACAAGAGCTGTTTACAGTACAGGATTCTTTCAAGGCGGGTGCTAAAGAGCTTGGAGGGGTTAATCGTATTACAACTATGGATCGTAACGGTAACGTAAATGTAATTGTTAGCGATAGGCACGATATGTTGGGTTTTGATCCTATAGACGGGAAACCCCTTTTAACTATCTTCCCACCCATGCAATATAATATCTATAAAGGAAGGGGTAAAGATGTCTATGAAACTAAAGAGTCTCAGCTTGACGCTAGAAGGCGGCTTGGAAGCGAATTGGGAGAATCCTTCAATACCGTAAAACCTTCGTATACACAGGCGGGAAAGATAAAACAAGGGTCTTCTAAAAGATTAGGAGGGGAAATTGTAGGAGAATACTCCCCTATTGGAGCAGAACCCCCCGCTTTCCCTAAAGACCCTATTTACGGTTCAAGGGCAGGAGTAGCCCGTAGAATTAATCAGAGAATAGCACAGGAGGCTGATAACTTTAGTCCTACTGCTGGGCAGCTTGCTGGGCAAATACCTAGAGTAGCTACTAACGCAGCACTAGCGGGTAACTATGGTTTACAGGGGGTTGGTATGCTCTCAGGACAGCCTCAGGAAGAACAGTAACCAAAAGGGGGCATTGCGCCCCCTAAGTTTATATCTCGCAGACTCCAGCTACACAAGCTAAGGTTTGCGCCCCTTCGGTGTTGTCTTCCTTCTCTTCAATGTCCCATTCAAACTGCTTGGGCATTTCCTTGCTCAACTTCTGGTACGTCTTCTTGTCTATCTTCTGGTAAGGAGCTTGCTTATACACATGCTCTGCCTCAGGTAGAAAGCTAATACCGCTAACGCTATCAAAGTTCTCCCAGATCCACTGACAGACAGCATAGAAGTTATCATCGTTGTAGTAGCAAGTCATGGAAGGCTTGTGCTCACACCAGTGGTCTTGATAGGTCTTCCAGAGAATTAGTTGCTCCATAGCCCCCATGCTTTCCACAGTCACAGCCTTATCAGGAGCCTTCTGAGGGAACGAGAATACCCAGTTAGAGTTATTCATTACGTCCTCTTCATAAGGGAAACCAGCCTCAAGCATAGCGGTAGCCAGAGGATCTTTCTTGTCAGCCCTAACAGTACGAACGTAGTAGTCACTAAAGCGTGGGTGAATACCGCTGGCGCTGTCAGTCAACTGTGAGACAGTTCCTGAGGGCTTAACACACGTAATGGCTGTTGATTGATTAATACCCAGAGCTGCGGCCCACTGTCGGTTAGTCTCTACCGATACAGTCCTCAGGTTGTCCAGAAGCTTACCCAAAGCCTCCTCACCTGTAGACCCATTGGTCAGCTTACAGTCCATGATGCCCGTCATAGAGACACCCAGAAGAGCCTCTTCCTCTGTGTTACGCTTCCAGATGTTCCGTAGGTATCGGAAGTCCGTAAGGGTAGCCTGTAGAGTCCCTAAGATGGTCGCTAGGCGCACCTTCTCCTTGAGTGTCTGTAAGGTATCGTCTGGGCGTACAATCACCTCAGAGAGATTACAGAACTGATAGGGTCGTAGGATAATCTCAGAGCATGGGTTAGTCCCAAACTTAGGTGTCGCATCCCTACGCTCGTTACGGGCTGCTACCTTCTGTGCTGCAATGCGGCTAAAGATCCCACGCTCCCCAGACTTAGAGTCGTACAGGCGCTTCATCTCGGAAGAGTAAGTGTCAAAGTCAGGCTTCTCAGAGTACACAGCACTATTGTTTGCTAAGGCTCTCTGACCGTTGCTGATGTACCACTCACCGTTCTTAGCGTTAGCCATGCGGTTGTCAGTAACATTGCTCAAAGAGATTAGGGCAGACCTACGGACACCCCCGACCACTACAATGTCTGCAATCTTGCACACTAAGTCATGGCACTCAAGGGACGTTAGCTTGCGTCCCGCTGCACCTTTGAACAAGTCAACTGAGAAGTTAAACAAGTCAGCCAAAGGTTGTGGCCCACTGGCTCTACCGCCAAAGGTCTTGAGTCTAGCCCCTGATGGTCTAACCTTAGTCAAGTCACACTTAGGAACCTTACCAGCGTACAGTAGGCTTATAAGCTCTCTGAAGGCACTTGCCCAGCCCACCTTACTGTCGGATACCACAACGGTTGTCTTTGTGTCATGGAAGCTGTCGGCAACCACAGGGAGCTGATTAACGTAGTCCCGCTCAACGCTGAACCCTACGCCCGTACCGCACATAAGAATGTACATAAGCTCGTCAAAGGATCTGGGGCTGTCTATGGGCAGGTAGGAGCAGTTAAAGGCTGC